TATTCTTTTATACAAAATATGGGAAAATTTATTTCAATCAATTTCATTTAATTCTGCTAGTATAAATTGTATAACTGAAGTTATACGATCTTCATATATACTACGGTCACATATGGCTTCTATTAATGATACTAAAGCAAAGTATATATTTTTATTAAAGGCTTCCTTATTTAAATTATCTATAAAGTACAATTTGTATGTTGGTCTTCTACCAAAACCACTTATGCCAGTATGATTAAATGCTCTTTTGGCATAAAATAAAGCTTTTTCTAGATCCTCACGTATTGAACCTTTTGGATTTAAATTATTACACCTATATAAGTATTTAAATACATTACCTTCATTAAATGACATGTCTAACTGTTCAATAAAGTCTATTGCTTCATATCCACCTAAATTATAATAGCTTCTTAAATGCTCTATATTATCTACCAATGTCTTATTACTCCTGCTATTATAAACATACATGTAATCATTTCTATTGTTCTAAATAACCAATACCAATTATGTTTATAAATATTATTAATATTTCTCATCCGGCTTCTGCGTAGTTGTTTCCAATTCCCACATCAACACCAATTGGACATTTAGGAATACTTAATCCCCTATCTCTTTGTGTAAATTCTTTTAATTTAGCACAATAAATGTCTAATTCTTCATTTGGTACTTCGGCTAGAATAGAGTCATGCACTAAAGCAAAAATCTTAGACTTAAACCCATTATTAACAATGTATTTCTGCATTTCTATAGCTGCTAATAAATTTACGTCACTAGCAGGTCCTTGTACTAAGGCATTAACACCTGATCTAACTTCATGATTAGCAACTGATCTATCCTTAGAAAATACATTTGGTAGTCTTCTCTTTCTTCCAAAAAATTGATAAACAAATCCTTTTTCACGTATTTGAGAATCCATTTCCTTTAGCCAAGTTTTAAGTCTTGGGAATCTTTTTAGAACTTCTTCATCATAGTTAAGCTTATATAAAATTTCAAATGATACAGTTTTAGCTGCTTGTCTTAAATCTGGGTATAATACTTTTACTTCATCTTGATGGCATGATAATCCAAACTTAAGCTTTGCCATAAATCCATGGTAATCTCCACCTTCAATAAAAATTTGTTGAAGATTTTTATCACCAGATAGTGCTGCTGCAATATACATTTCTGCAGTTTTTAAGTCTTGGCTAACTATCTTCCATCCTTCTTTAGCAGAAATACATTTCTTTACAATTTTATTATCTCTTGGTAACTGTTGCATATTTAACTTACCAGAAGAACTTAGTCTTCCAGATGTAGTTGTACTTAAGTTAAATCCAGTTCTAAGTCTACCATCATTGTCTAATGATATTAGAATCTTATCTATATAAGTTGACTTAATCTTCTTAAGTTGTTTGATTTGCAAAATTAGCTTAGCTAATGGATGATCTATGCTTTCTAACACTTCTGCATCAGTAGATATATTACCTGTACCGGTCTTTTTGTCAGGCACACTTAACTTTAAAATATCAAATAGAACTACTCTTAATTGAGCTGGAGAATTAGTATTAAATATCTTATTATGTATTTCTTCAAACTTATGTACAGCGTCAAAGCTATAAAGTTTTTTAGTAGCTTTTTCTATTTCAACATCAATTTCATTTTTAGCTTTTTCTAAATATTCTCTAGAAAAAGGTACTCCGTTATCTTCAATTTGAATAAGAAATTTAGTCCCTTCTATAAGTAAGTTTTTATATACTTTAAATAGATTCTTAGATCCAATAACTTTATTATGAAATCTTTTTACTAATCTATACGTTGCTATAGCATCTGTAGCAGCGTATTTATACATAGTATCAAAAGGAATTAGATCATAAGTAAAATCTTCTAATTTTACTTTATTTTGTTTACAATATTCCCTTTTAAAGTTATCTAATTCTCTCTCATAATCACCTAATCCAGCGTATTTTAATGCCAGTTCTTTTAATCCATGAGTACCTGGGGTTTCATCTAAACAATAATGCAACAGCATTGTATCATCAAAATTAGGAAAATCTAATCCAAGATGATATTTTAAAAAATGAATATCAAATTTAGCATTATGAAATACTACTGGCTGTTTTGATATTTTAACAAGAAGGGTTTCTACTGTGCCATTTATAGAGTCAGCAGATATATATGCTCCTTCGTCTTCTTTATATGCTATAGAAATACCAAGTAAATAGCCATCTCTTGCATAGAAAGCAGAAGTTTCTGTATCTAATGCTATAAAATCTGAGTACTCATATAATACTTTATTTAAGTATTTTTCTGCATCTATTTCATTATCTATAGCTATAAGATTTAGTTTTTCCGTATTTTGATTTCCTTTTAGTATATCATATATATTTTTTAGAGCATTATCAAAAGCAGCTTTTCCTTCTGGCTTAAATGTTAACATAGAAGGGTTAATAATAGGTATAAATTTATCATTAACTAGATGGCCCTGATACGTTAAAACAGAGGAAATTTTACCAACATGCTTAGCTGGATCAGCACCAACTAATATTATTTTTTCATATTCATCTATAATACTATTAATATCTAAAGTAATATCCTTCTTTAAGATTCGTTTATCAACATTATTTTCTACTAAATGATATAGATCAAAAGGAAAATCAAAATATTGAGAATAATCTATACTACTGGGAGACTTGTCTACTATTGCTATTTTTGTCATATAAATACTCTTTTATAGAAGTAATATCACTATGAGAAAGGGATCCTGGATCTACTCCTTCATCAAGATCTAGTATCTCTATACTATATGAATCTTTTAAGGCACTTTTTAATTTAGAAGCTCCGTCTTTACCAGCTTTATCCCCGTCAAATAGTATATAAAGTTTTGATATTCCTTGTAGTTTTAAATGTGCAAACTTCTTTTTTAATTTAGAATTTCCTTTATCAGATCTAGATACTAGACTTACTCCAAATGTGCAAATTGTATTCTTCAACCCTTTATCATACATATTTAACATATCAAAAAATCCCTCTACTAATATTACTGAGGAATCTATTATTTGATCTGGATATATTGGATATAAAGGTAAAGTAGTTTTTGCAGGTTTTGTTAAATATTTTGGATCTGCATTAGAATACATATATCTACCATGAAAAGCGATTATATTATCGTATGGATCTAATATTGGAAATACTATTCTTCCATCAAAGTCCTTGTCACTTATATCTTTAAATGCTTTAAATCTTTTATATGTTTCTGCACTAATACCTCTAAACTCGCTATTAAAGTAATCAGCAGTTAATGGTATATTTAGCTTAACAGAGGTAAAAGATGATATTTTTTCTTTTAGCTCTAGTATTTTAGAATTTATTAAATCATTTTTAACTCTAAAAAGTTTGTATATATTACCAGAAAATCCACAACTAAAACAGTGGAATTTTCCAGTAATCTTATCAATTCTTAATGAAGGATTTTTATCCTCATGTTCTGGATTTAAGCATCGTATAATTAAATCATTACCAGAATGTTTAAATTGAATATTTTTATCTGTTAGAAGTTCTTCTACATTCAAAATGGCATATCCTCCTGTCCTCTTTCTGGTTCCTTCTTTTTAGCCATTTTTATAGGTTCGTCTTGTATTATATATTCTTGTGGGTATATTTTTAGTATATCCCAATTCATATTTGAAGCTATAGAAAATGGTGCACTATGTCTAACTTTTGTAGAGTCAAACTTAATGTAATCAGTACCAGGAGTTAAAACCATAGCTATATCAGCAGCATCTAATAGACCTTTAGAGAATCTAGCTTCTCCTTCCTTATTTATTTGATAAGGAGTGATCATTATAACATCATATTTTCTAGCAAACTTTTTAAGTTGCTTTGATAATGTTACTTGTTGCTGCCAGTTATAAATGTCTTCTATTTCAATTTGATTAACATAGTCTACAACTACTACCTTAAGTTTATCACCAAATTGTGACTTAAACTTTTGTATATTCATGTCAATATCTGCTAATGTTAATCTAGAGTTGTCTACTATGATTAATTGATTATCCTTTTTCAATTCATAGTTTCTTATTAAGTTATACTCAAAGGTTTTATAATCATTATCTTTTAGATATGTGTGATATGCTTCCTCGGCATTATCAAACATTTGTGATCTTACTTTGGCTATTTTGCTAAGTTCAAAATCACTCAAGTTACCATTTCTTATTTTAGCTGCTGAAACCTCTGCTAACATAGATATTGTTCTATTAAATACTTCTCTCTTATTCATTTCAATGGAGAAGTACAATCCAACATTACCTTGTTCATATTGTGATGTATAAATGTTTAACGCAACATTAGATTTTCCAGAGCCTCGCATACCACCAATCATAATAAGTTCACTAGTAGATGCTCTTATCTCTGCATCAAACTTATTATTAAAACCAAGAGGTATTTGAGTAGCAGAAATTTCTTCCTCTTCTAAAACAGTAATATCACTCATTAAGCATATTTTTTCACTTGTATGTGTTTTTTCCTCTAAATGCAGAAGTATATTAGCTAGCTCATGTTTTATTTCTTCTGAGTCAAGTAACGTTATACTGTCTAGAAATTGATCTAATTTTTTTAATGTTTCTGTCTGTGTATACTCATCTATTAAAGCCTCAACAGCACTATCTAATGAAATTTCCTCTGGATATTCAAGTTTAGATAGTGCTTTTAAATTGCTCTTTATTAATCCATCTCTAGTAACTAAATCTATATCACTGAAAGATGGAAGATTTGCATACTTATTATAATACTTTACTATAGATGAATATATCGAGGTATATTCATTATTAAAGAAAGAAAGCTTAAGTTTAGACCACGCTTCTATAGACTCAGATGGATTAGACAAAATCTTAAATAATACTAATCCCCCTATATCCATAGTAATCCTTTAAAAATAAAAAAGGCGGGATAGCTGTATTCCATCCCGCCTCTTATATGTTAAGACTAATTATGCTCTTTGAGCTTTCTTTTCAGCAATTTTATCTGCTCTAGCAGCCCCATTATAATCCTTGGCTACAAGACCGCGATAAGTAAGCATAGTCTTAACTCCGCGTTCAGTCTTACCAATCTTCTCAGCAATCTCAGCAACTGTCATGTCAGTGATATTACCTAGAGCTTCTAACAAGTCTGCCTGTGCCTTAGCATGAGTTTCACGCTGCTTAGGCATAGATAGATTAGCATTTGCTCTAGTAATTGAAAGAACCTTTCCGCGAATAGAATTAAGAGGCTTTCCAAGCGCATCAGCAATATCTTCTAAATAGGCACCCTCTTCCATGAGGGAAATGATCTTACGCTCTTCTTCTTCACTATATACCTTCTTAATCTCCTTAGGTGGTGTTTTCTTAACGAGATTTGTCAACTCCATTGACAAGAGCTTTCCTTGGACCTGCCTAGCCTTATTGGCATCATCAAAAACATAAGCAGCAATTTCAGCATACGTATATGCATTTGGATTTGACTCCACAAAACTACGTAGCTTCTGCTCATCCTCTTCATTAAATGCCTTAACATGCTTAGATGATGTGGACTCTACCTCATAACCTAACTTTCGTAGCTTGGCAGCTACAGAGCGATTAGTAGTCTCTAACGCCTCTGCTGCCTCTTCTACAACATCTAGAGAGATAACTACATCAACATCTCCAACAATATTAACCAATTCATTTGTTCTATCTTCAGTCCACTTCGGTAAATTACTCATTTATTTTCTCCAAAAATTCTTTTAATGATAAAATAGGAATATTCAATTTCAAAGCTTTTTGTTCTTTTATTGAATTTTTTCTAGTTTCACAAATTAAGTATTGTATATCTTTATTTACATCATTTTCCACTACTACATTATGCCCAGCCTTTACTAATGAATTTGAAAAATCACTTTTAGTAAATCCAGGTAGCTTACCAGTTATGCAAATCTTTATAGCTTTACTACTATCAAGTGTTTCACCTTTGGTAAATTCTATCGGCAAATTAATAAGTTCTGTATAGTATTCCTCATCTAGCCAGTTAAGAATATTTTGAGTGGCTTTGTCACCAATGCCCGCGTTTTTACATACTCCATAATTAATTTCATCTGGATCACTAACAAAACTTAATTTACTTGCCACAGCTTGCCCGACTAGTGGAATTCCGACAGCTGCTAAAAACTTATAAAATGGTATGGACAGAGTGGCTTCTATCTCTTTCTCTAGTTTTTGAGCTAATTTTGAACCTATAATCAATTCCCAATCAAAAGAATCTGAATATATATCAGAGATAGAACTAAGCCCGAGCTTTTCTACTGTTTTCTCACCCAAGCCCTTAATTTTTTAATACCTTTGCATAGTTTACAATCTTTTTAATGCTTTGTTCATCACAGTTAGCATTTTTACAAAATAGCTGATTATTAACTCTAATTAATAATGAGTTACAACTCGGACAATTCGTTGGTATTTTTACTTTTTCCATTTTATATATTATAGCAAATTAACTAGAATATTTCAAGTATATTTTTACTGTGTTAAATAAGCATGTGTAATACTTTATAACGATTTTTTTGGTGGTCGGCGCAGGCTTAAATTTTTCCTATTACTTTTGGAATNATACCGCCGGACCTAGTGACTAATATAGTATCACCTATATGCAAATCTAATTCTTCAATAAAGCCAGGGTTATGCAATGTAGCTCTAGTTATTTTTGCGTCTTCAATAACAATCTCATCAAATATAGCAACTGGTGTAACTTTCCCACCTTTCCCAACTTGCCAAACTACTTCATTTAGTTTAGTCTCTAAAACTGCTACATCGCTACGCTTCTTAAGCGCATATGCACCACGAGGATGCTTCGCTGTATATCCTAAAGTGTCATATATAATATTATCTAATACTCTTACTACTTTTCCATCCTTAGGGTAATCAGTACACTCATTAGATAATACAGTTTTAAATCCATAAAAGTTAAGTTCGCTACAATCAGCTATATAATTTTCCCAAATATATGGCTGAACCCCATAAGCAAAAAATACTAAATTATCTACTCTAGACTTAAATTCTTCAATATCTTTTAAGTGCAAAGATCCAG